GTAAAGTATTCAGGAGACAGGGAGGTGCACCCGGACAGGCATTGTTCGGTACAAAGTATCCAAATGTTTCCAGTGAAAATATGATGATGTTTGATAAAGCTAGACAGCTTTCAGATGAGAGCACAGGCTTTCCATCTTTTGCACATGGACAGACAGGTATAGCAGGTGTAGGCAGAACTGCATCAGGTATATCTATGCTGATGGGTGCAGCAGCAGGTGGTATTAAAACAGTAATTAAAAACGTAGATGACTATCTACTTAAACCATTGGGTGAAGGACTATTTCAGTTTAATATGCAGTTTGATTTTGATCCGTCAATTAAAGGTGATCTTGAAGTAGTTGCACGTGGTACAGAAAGTTTAATGGCTAACGAAGTACGCAGTCAGAGACTGATGCAATTCTTAGGTGTAACATCTAATCCAGCACTTGCACCGTTTGCTAAGTTTAATTATATCATTCGTGAGATTGCAAAATCTCTTGATCTTGATCCAGACAAAGTTACAAACAACATGGATGAAGCATCTATACAGGCTGAGATAATGAAAGGCTTTGCACCAGAACAGCCACCACAGGGAGCAGGTGCACCACCACAACCTCCAGCAGGAGTAAACCCAACAGATACAGCAGGAACAGGAGGAGGAACAATTGGAACAGGACAAGCACCAGTACCCGGAGAGCAAGGCTTCAGTGGACCACAACAAGGAGCTGCTCCACAAGCTCAAGCCACTGGTCAGCAACAACCGCCAATGGCAACACTTCAATAACTATATAGATATGCTCGTAGAATTAGAATTAAGAATACTGGAACAATCAGATGACATGGTAGCAATACATAGAGCACAGGGTGCTAACATGGCATATAATAGGATTAAAAAACTAAGGGAACATGTCAATGCAACAAATGGAAATGTTTAATATAGGTGGACTAAAAGATGAGGGTGGATCAAAAGATCCTGTATCAGGAAATGATGTGCCTACTGGTTCACTTAAAGAAGAAGTCAGAGATGACATTGATGCAAAGTTAAGTCCGGGTGAGTTTGTTTTTTCCGCAGATGTCACACGTTTTTACGGACTAAACCATTTGATAAAGATGCGTGATAAAGCAAAAGCTGGTTTAAAACGTATGGAAGCTATGGGTCAGATGGGTAATTCTGAAGAAGCTACACTAGATGATGACGTACCATTTGAACAATCTGATCTACTTATAGTTGCAGGTTCTCCTATGGAAGAACAGATGAATGCTCTTAATAGGGGTGGTATGCCTATACGTGCAAGTAATGGTGCATTTGCTACATATGGACCTTCAGGCGCACCAACATATTCTACAACTGCTCCCGGTTCAGGTTTAGGTGCAGGAAGAGGTGATCAGTTATTAGGATCAAACTTGCAACAATACTTTAATCCTACTACAAATGAGATACGCAGTGTTTTAGTATCTAGAGATAATCTAACAGGTGAGTTAAAACCAGTGTCACCACTACCAGAAGGTTTTATACGAGATACACCTGAAAATAGAAACGAAGCTATGCGACCAACAGATCCATCAGCTAGAGTAGAAACAGCTAGAGTGCCTACACAAAGAGATAGAGACATAGCTATGCAGGGAGCTAGTATGCCGGGTGGACCAAGCAGAAGTGATTTAGGTATGAGTGAGATGAGTATGAGACAACAAGCAACTATGGCAGACATACCAGTATCTGCTAGATCAGCAATAGCAGGTTTTTTTGGTATGGCGTCAAGAGGCGTTGTATCAAAAAATCAAGTAATGACTGATTTTGGTATAGCTGATAGAGCAGCAGCTACACTTAAAGCTATGACTCCAGCGCAACTAGCGGTTCAATTGGAAAAAGATCAGCAAAAGGAAGCAAATACAGCTTTAGGACAAATGGAAGAAGCGTATGGTGCACCACCGGGAATGTTTGGACAGGCTGTATCTGTAGATGATGAAGCCTATGCTGTAGATCTTGAAAATAATACAGTTTATAGTTTAGATGATTATTCTTCTAGAATAGGAAAAGAAAGAGATGATATATTAAATGCAGCTAGAGAAAAAGAACTAGAAAAGTCATTAGAACAAAAAGATGAGGAAGCATTAAAAGGAACGTATATGGATATGTTTGGATTAAAACCAGAGGATTATTCATCAAAACCAGAATCAAAACCAGAATCAAAACCAGAGCCTTATTCGTCTTTTAGTTCAGATCCACAAGATACTGGCCCTACAACAGGAGGATCTGGACCCGGAGGAAGTGGACCTTCTGAACCACCCGGAATTGACGAACCTAGTCAACAAGAACAGTCTGATCAAGCTGGAGGTTTTTATGTTGGAGGACTAGCAACTAAACCCAAAAGAAAAAAACAAAAGAAGAAGATGAAGCGTGGCGGTCTAGCTTCAAGAAAATAGACTGCATGTGTTGGCTACCTATGCCCCTAATAAGGCTACCATAGCCCCAACGAAAGGAAATATAAAATGTCAGACGTAACACAAGTAGAAGTAGAGCCTCAGAAAACAGCGTTTATATCTAGGCCATACTCAAGAGAAGAAAAGTTAAAACAGGAAGAGGAAGAACTGCAAGAGTTAGTTGAAGAACAAAAGCAAGATGCCTCATCAGAAGAAACAGAAGATGAACCTACAAATGCAGAGGAAAGAACTTTTAAGAAAAGATATTCTGATTTGCGTAGGCATCAGCAGAAACAAACAGACGAATTAAAAGCAGAGATTAACACTCTTAAACTTCAGCTAGAGCAGTCAACTAAGAAGCAGATAAAACTTCCTAAGTCTGACGAAGATATAGAAACATGGGCTAGAGATTATCCTGATGTTGCAGGTATAGTAGAAACAATAGCTATAAAGAAAGCTGCTGAACAACAGGCTAGTCTAGAAGAAAAAGTAAAAGCCCTAAATGATATGCAGCAGAGTGTAACAAAGCAACGTGCAGAAACTGAGTTGCTGCAATTACACCCTGACTTTGATGATATAAGAAATGATGATGACTTTCATACATGGGCAGAAGAACAGCCTACATGGATACAAAATGCTCTGTATGAAAATGATGACGATGCACATTCAGCTGCTAGAGCTATTGACTTATATAAAGCAGACAGAAACATAACTGCAAAGAAATCATCATCTAAAGATGCAGCAAGATCTGTATCTACTAAAGGTAAAAGAAGTAAACCTGCCAGTGACGATAGCGGCAACTCATATAAAGAGTCAGATGTACAGCGTATGTCTGCATCAGAGTATGAGAAGCATTCAGATGACATAATGGAAGCTATACGTAACGGTAAGTTTATTTATGACGTATCTGGTTCAGCACGATAAAAGGTGTTGACAAACAGATAATTGTGTATATAACTATACATAATTAGTAGTAACGTGGCCCTTTTCAAAAGACTACCCATATGTACTACACCAAACTTCTAAGATACCCGAATAAAAAGAGCCTATGTGTAGTTGGCCTTACATATACTACCTCTTTGTTATCGGCCCTTGTGAAGTAGATAACATAGCGTACATGTTTTAGTACGCATAGGATGTCGTAAAGGAGAAAATAAAATGGCATTTTCAACCGCAACAGGCTACGGCAACCTGCCTAATGGTAATTTCTCACCAGTTATCTACTCTAAGCAGGTACAAGTAGCTTTTCGTAAGGCTTCTATTGTAGAGGCTATTACAAATAGTGACTACTTTGGCGAGATCGCTAATATGGGCGATAGCGTTAAAGTCATTAAAGAACCAGAGATCACGGTCAAAGAGTATGCACGTGGTACTACGATCACTCCACAAGATCTGGATGATGAAGAGTTCTCTCTAACCATTGACAAAGCAAACTATTTTGCATTTAAAGTCGATGACATTGAAGAGGCACACTCTCATGTTAACTTCCAGCAACTTGCTACTGATCGTGCAGCATACAGACTTGCTGACCAGTTTGACCAAGACGTTCTTGGTTATCTCTCTGGATTTAAACAATCAGCGATGCACAGTGCTCCTGATACTGTAAATACCACTGTTAACGGTGCAAAAGCAGTTTCAACTGCTGGTAGTGACGAATTGTTATCCTCGATGGAAATCATGGCTGACTCATTCGGTGGTTCTTCCAGTAACGCAATGGGCATTCAAGCACGTGCTGGTGGTGCAACTTCTGCTACTCCCGGTTCTGGTAACTGTCATCCACTACAAATTGTAGCTCGTATGGCTCGTTTGCTAGACCAACAGAATGTTGACACAAACAATCGCTGGTTAGTTGTTGACCCAGTTTTCTGTGAAGTTCTAAAGGATGAAGATTCTCGTCTTCTGAATGGTGACTTCGGAGGAAGCGGTCTACAAAATGGTTTGATCTTGAACAATGTTCATGGATTCAAAGTTTACATGTCTAACAACCTACCTTCCGTAGGAACTGGCCCATCCACTACTGGTGGTACTAATGCTAGTAACTATGGTGTAATCGTTGCTGGTCACATGTCTGCTGTTGCATCTGCTGAACAGATTAACAAGACTGAAACATATCGTGATCCTGATAGCTTCGCTGACATTGTTCGGGGAATGCATTTGTATGGGCGTAAGATTCTTCGACCAGAAGCAATCTCAACTGCTCGTTATTGCTTAGTATAAGGGAGACTGAATAATGGCTACAGTAACAACATTATCTTCTGCTGCTAGAGGCAGTAGCCCTAGAGGTAGAACTCCATATCTTGTACAAAATAGTATCGATTTCGGTGCTGCTGCTACCGCTAAAGGTACAGCACTAGCTGCTTCTGATATTATTGAAGCAATCACAGTTCCTGCTAATACTATGATTTTAGATGCTGGTTTTGAAGTAACAACAGTTCACGCTGGTACTTCTTCTGACTGTGCTCTTGATCTTGGTGTAACAGGGGTGGATGTTGATGCATATGTTGACGGTTTCGACTTCGATGATGCATCAGCAGGTGCTTACAGTGTAGGTGCAGGAAATGGTCCTCTCACTGTCGGTGCAACTGCCGATACGCTTGATGTCTTAATTCAGGCACAAACTGGAACTACAACGGCTGGTGTTATTCGTGTCTTTGCATTATTGCTAGACGTTGATGACATAGGCACTGTAGGTGCAGATGAAGTGGATCGTGATACACTCGCGTAACACATGTGGAAGGGGTGGGATAAACCTGCCCCTTTCTACTTAGGGATATACTATGGCTACAACATTTTTAACATTAGTAAATGATGTAAATAAAAGACTAAATGAAGTGGAGCTTACTAGCTCTAATTTTGGTTCAGCTGCAGGTTTTTATGCACATGCAAAAGATGCAGTTAATTCAGGTATACGCTATATTAATGAGAGTGAGTACGAGTGGCCTTTTAATCATTCACAAAAAGAACAGACGTTAGTTGCTGGTACTACACGTTATGCATTTCCAACAGATGCAAAACTAATTGACTTTGAATCTTTTAGAATTAAAGAAAATGCTACATTAGGAAATGACACTAGAAAATTAGCAGTAATAACATATGATGAATATTTAGAAAAATATGTAGATCAAGAGTATGCTGCAAGTCAGACACGTGCATTGCCACGTTTTGTTTTTCATGGACCTGATTTAAAATACGGTTTAGTAGAACCTCCTGATCAGGCATATACATTAGTGTATGATTACTATGTGTTTCAAGATGACTTATCTGCACATGGTGACACTATGGTAATACCAGATAGATTTAAACATATTGTTGTAGATGCGGCTATGTTTTACGCTTTAATGTTTAGGGGTAATACACAGGATGCAGTCATACTAAAAGAAAGAGCAGATGAAGGTATCAAAGCAATGCGCTCTATGCTTATTAACAGATACCATTACATGAGATCCTATATGATACCTGCAAGCACAGGTGGACGTAGATTAGGATCTGCACGATCTACAGCAGGGTCTAGCTTGGATGGACTATAATGCCTGACGCTTGGGAGACTTTTAGAATAGAGTTTAAGGGTGGGCTTGTAACTAATCTTAGCCCACTGCAACAGGCTATTAATGCTCCCGGCTCTGCACGTATACTACGTAACTATGAACCGTCTATTGATGGAGGCTACAAACGTATACAAGGATATGAAAAGTTTGATAGTGCTATTATAGCTCCGTATGGTAATCCAGTTGTGCATGGTGCATCTCAAACAGGTACATCATTAACACTTAGAGCCATACATACTACACCTGCTGTAGGTGACACACTTACAATAGCGGATGTTGAAGGTACTTATACAGTAGCTTCAGGTGGTGTTAGTTATACTGCTGCTAGAGATGAAGTTACTTTAACGCTTACTAGTTCTTTAGATTCAAGCCCTGCTAATGGTGCAGTTGTTACTTTTGCTACAGTTACTACATCTAACTATGCAAATGGCATGACGTACTTTAATGGTAAAGCTATTGTAGCTATGAATAATGACATAGTAGAATCAGCAGGTAGTGGCTATACTAAAATAAATAAACCTAACTATGGTACACCATTAATTGACGGTGGCAGTCAGACAGGAACAACACTAGTCGCAGATGGCTTTGACACATTCCCACAA